CAAGAAATTAGAATGCTTACTCAAGAAACATATCAACAAATATCACCTCTTGGAAATAGCACAATTACACCAATGAAATCTCTAAACCCTGATGCGAACTAGTTAATCCGTAGAGTAACCTTTCTTTCTATTATATTTTGTTTTGTCTTTATGGACTTGAGTAAGTCCGTGTGAAGGAGTCTTCTTGTGTTCTTTTACTTTAGGCTCAGGTTTACCAAAGATACGTTCCCACGCATCTGCATATTTGTCTTCGTTTGAGTTCCGTCTCCGTGAACCCTTTCCACCGTGCCATTGACTCATTGTTTATATCCATTTTTTAGGGCGACCCATTTTGTCTCTCTTGATTGCATCAAGTTTGTTTCTACGAGCCTGTGCCTGATTCTTTTTATGTTTCTTTTGATTAGGTTTTTCGAAGTATTGTCTATCTCTTACTTCCTGTACAATACCTGCATTATCACACGCCTTCTTAAAACGTCTAAGCATTTGGTCGAATGATTCCGTAGTTCTTTTCTTCGGATTATATCTTGGTGTTATACTTGGCATTATGCAAAAAACTTCTCTAGAGATTCCTCTTTATTTTTAATTTTATCTGAACTATATTCTAGTTCCCCTTCTTTCCTAAACACTAGAATGAACTCATGTACTTTCGCAGTGTATCTTTTACTTGCACACTTACCTGCTTGTAAGGCTGCAAATATAGTATCGTTCTTCATTACAATTATATCGTGTAACTTAAGTCCCGATTTAGTAAACATATTTATTGTGTCTGAATGAAAAGGTTTATATTCTCCATCTCTTCTCCAATCACCACAAACCCAAACACAAAATCCGCCTGGTTTTAAAACTCTTTCTATGTTGTCTCCACAAACTTGTATCCTATCACAAAAGTCTTCATACTTTCTTAAATCGGATAACTGACCTTCTGCACTTTCGTATCTTTCTATATCACCGTAAGGTGGACAAGTCATAACTAAGTTTGCACATTCGTCATCAGTGTGTTTCATTTCACACCCGTCATCTTCTATAATATCATAATGACCGTCAAAGGAATGTCTTCCCATTTCTTCTCTAACCTTTTCTACTGTTTCAGAAGATACGTCATACCCGTAATATTCTCTTCCTAAACTTGCAGACACAAATGCACGAGTCATTCTTCCTGCAAATGGGTCAACGATTGTGTCTCCAACCATAGACCAATAGTGAACAATATTCTCACACAATCCTGCGTGGAACTCAGACATCATTAAACCATTAGGAAGACGAGGACAAACACCTCTCTTCTCTTCGTATGCAGTTAGATATGCATCGTTCCAGTTGTTCTTTGAAGACTTTGTTGGTGTAATTACTGATTGTGGGTTCCAACCAAACTGGTCAATAACCCTCTCGTTCTCATTCCAAGGCAGAATGTTTTTATAATATTCACTTTTCATAATTCTAAAATAAGTGTGTCAGTCGCCCCACGCCTTACAGCATTCCCGCTCTGCACCAGTTGAACCGCTTTGTTTGCTTCCAACTTTGCCCTTACGAAGTACCCCCACAGTTTTTTCCACGGCCTTCGTGAATGCATAGTCTTGTCATTTATATTCATAATAAAAACCTATGCACCCCAATAGAAATTAGTCTTGTGCTAACTTCTTAAAGTAATCCATTGCATCGTCTTCGGAAGAAGCAGATACACCTGCAGAAGTATCTGCAGATTCGATTACTGGTTCACTTGCTGTTGAAGCAGTGTTTACATTAGACCATGGCACTTCTTCCAAGTCTTCTGCAACTGATTCAGCAGTAGAGGTAGACCCGACTGTTCCGAGAACTCTTTCAAGTTTCTCTTTGAGTTCTTCGTAAGACTTGAACTCTTCGGGTGCGATTACAGCTGATAAAGAATGAACTTGACTAAACACTTGGTTTATTTGTTCTTCATTATCAAATAAAGGTGCAACAGAATCAAATTCAGATTTGTCGTAGTTCCAGTAACCATCAACTTTTCTGATTTTAATTTTAAAGTTAGCGCCTTCTCCTCTTAGGTCAAAAGGATTGATTGCGTTCTCATCTTCAAATGCAGGTGAGATTGCTTCCTTAAGAGCTTCAAAGATTTTTTTACCGTATCTGTATTTAAACACTTTCCCTTCGTTATCGGGATTTTTAGGGTCTGAAACAACATATACGTTAGAAACATAATGCAGTCTGCGTTTTTGTTTCCTCGCAATTTCTTTGTTTGCTTCAATCCCAGTATTCCACAACGAAGTGTTGTATTCACTTACAGGGTCTTTTTTATTAAGAGTCGTTAAAGACTTCTCAATATACCAACCGCCTGGGCCTTGAAAGCCGTGGTCGAAGTAAGATACCCAAGGCATCTCTTCTCCTTCGGGAGTCGGTAGGAAACGAATCACTGCGTAACCATTACCAGTTTTATCCAGTTCGGGTTTCCACATTGTGTCGTCATTGTAGGATTTTTTTGCACCTTCTGAGGGTGAAGCAGATTCCATAGCTGCTCTTAGTTTGTCTAAACTACTACTCATTGTATTCTCCTATTGTATTACAATTATATCGCATTTTATTAACAATTTTATCAAGACTCTAGACCTAAACCTAGAATCCACCTATCACTTATTTCATAATAAGGTAATTCATTATACTTGATTTCGTCCTCTTTGTCTAGAGGGTTTTTCCAATATAATGAACCTTTTCCATAGAACCATTCTAATAGTGCTATGAACTGAGAACGTTGAACTTGTAGAACAGCGTCCTCAGTTGTATATTTAGTCGGATAGTTATCACTACCTTCGTAAATATTTGAAGGTTCCCCTTCAAATTCTAATCCATCGAATCCAATTAGATTGATGTTTTTAACACCTAGTGTCATTGCATATCCCAATGCAGACATTCCAGTCATTAAGTTTTTTAAATTCGGTTCGTTGTATGTTGTAATCAAATGTGGATTCTTTAATCCAAGAAAATCTGTTCTACTATCATTTCCCTGTATGATAAAATGTGAATCATCTTCCTTTACACTAACTACAGGGTTATTAAAGTCGGGAACAAACATTTCTAACAGTTCCATAGGTAACGGGTCAATGTCTGCGAATGCAACTTTATTACTCGCATAGTATCCCGATTCAACTATCTCTTTTTGTACAGGCATATCAACTGCAAATACTAAATCACATTTATCTGTATCTCTGTAGATTGCATTACAACCCCAAACTGGGTGTTCAGTATCAAATTCAAAATCCAATCTACTTGGCCCGTTTCCTAATATGGTTACTTCTTCTAACATAAATCTATCAATGTGGTTCTAAACTTTTGGTAATCATAAGTTAAGAATGTTTTATACTTCTTCACTAGTCTATGTACTTCGGGATACACTAACTGTTCTGATATTAAGTGTTTCCATTCCGTATCGCACATATCAATAATGTCGTCCATAATACAAAGTGTCTCTAGTGAAATCTTTTTTGCAAGATATTGTTTAAGTAGAATGGGGTGTTGTCCATTCTGAACATTAAGAACTTTATTAATATGTTTCTTTCTCAATAGGTCTGACACTTCTGTTTTAAACATATAAGATAACTTCTGATTTCTTTTCTTCCATTCCTTATATCTTTTATCACATTCTTCATCTAACAAATCACCTGCCCAATAATCTTTATATGAAAGATTCGCAACGTAAAAATCCTGCAGGTCTTGTTTATAAGTTTTAAATAACTTACCAAAATGATACTTATCTTTTCTTTTTAGAAATGAGTTTATATCTGATTTAACTTTACCGTTGTATTTTACAAAGTCATATGAGTCGGAATGGAAGTGCAACTTTATCCCAAGATAAAGTGTATATGCATCATATCCATCTCGACTGGTCATTACGACTTAACTAAAGTTAAACCACTTGTTGCTTCTAAATGTGCATCTGCGACCTTCTGATTTGAAGGAACAACAAACACTACCTGTTGGAATGTTGCAGTTTTAGGATTCTCTTCCCCAGTTGCGGCCAATCCTTTTGCAAATCCCATTGAACCGTCTTGAGGGTTCGATAGAATCATTCTTGGATTCTCCAACTCAACCATTGCATCTTCCATAGAGACCAGTTTACCAACATACTCTCCACTGATTGTAACGACTGTTACTATATCACCTTTTTCCATAATATACTCCTATTCTTCGAAAAAACTTGTTAACTTTGCTCTACCCACCTTTCCACGATTAACCATATTGAGACCTTGTGCCTCTGCTTCTAGTTTCTCTTTTAGTGGTATTGAAATAAATCTTTTTGCAGATTCGGGTTCTAGATTATTTTTTTCACATACTGAAATAATCGCATCCATAACATCTGTCTTTGACCTAAGTAGAAGTTGTTCTACTTGTTCTGTAAATTCCTTTTTACTAATCATATTATACTCCGTATACGTTTCGATATTGTTGTCTAAGACCATAAAGTTTATCGACATATTCTCTAGGGTCTGCACCAAACACTTGACAGAAACCACCGTCAACAGCAACTACTGCTATGATTTGGTCTATAACTTCACCTGTAAGTTCTTCAACCATAATTGCATATGCAGTCATTTGATGAAACCAACCCTCTGCCATATATTCTTCTTTTGGTTTTGAACTGGTTTTAAAATCTATAATACAAAGTTCATCGTCCCACATTCCAACACAATCTACTTGTCCTGCCATTTCTAATGAATCACTATACATACCTGCTTCCAAAGCGATAGGTACAATAC